GGACAATGTAGTACACGGTCAGTAGGAATACCGAACTGTTCGAAGTATGATTGCGGAGAACCGAACTCGGAATCATAGAACAACATCACTGCATCTTTCTTCTGTTTAAGATACGCACCCGCCATCAACAAGGCAAACGATGTCTTGAAGTGTTTACTAGGCCCTGCGAGTACGGTCAACCCAGGCGTAACACCACCCTCGGTCGAACCAGACAACGCCACGTTGATCATAGGCACGTCAGTAGGAACCATGTCCACTTCTTGAAAGAACTTACTATCTTGTAGGATCGCAGTCTCTTTGATCTTAGACTGTTTCCTCAGTTTATCCATCACACTCATTCATCATCTCCAAACGTTATATTATTTACTTTCTCACGATCACATTTTTCGTAATCTTTGCGGTAACTATTATTGACTTTAATTGTTTCTCTTATCAAACCCATGTCATACACATGTGTCTCCGAGAACTTCATAAAGGCGGCAATGTCTTTAGGGAAACACGCACCCCCGAAACCACGTTTACCGTCATAGCCAGGCACACGTGTATGTGATATACCCACTCGACTGTCCGCACCCATCGCACGTGTAATCTTGTTGAAGTTACAATTGTTGGCATTCACCAAATCGTATAGTTCATTGAAGAACGTAACCTTGGTCGCAAGATACGTATTGATTCCATACTTTACAAATGACGCTTCTTGTGCCGACATCTTATAGAACTCACGTGTAGTACACGAACTAAACTCTTCATATATCTGCGCCAACTCCTCGGTCGCCTCTTCTGTTCCACCGAACACATGAAACTTGGCATCAACGAATTGTTCTTGTGCAGATTTCTCTGTAAGAAACTCAGGATTATATACGAATCTTTCTTGCGCCTCTTCGGTCATACCGTCAATCAACCTGTCAAGGACATCAGGAGTTACTGTTGATTTGACAACAACAAGAGCATCGGTCGAGTGAATCAGTTTAGTGACAACATCTTCTACGATACTAGCATCCACAACGTGGTTACTACCCATCGGTGTAGGCGCACACACAAAAACACAATCAGCATCATAATCTAACAGATCGTCTACTGTCGTCCCATATTTGGGGTCTGCAATTTTAGTCTCAACCATAGGGTGAGTAAACGCATAGTCTACCGCACTGCCTACGAACCCATGACCAACTATCCCTAATCGGAATTTATCCATCATAATGATATTCCTCGTACCACTCATAAAAGTTTTCGACACCAGTTTTGATGTCGGTCTTTGGTCGGTAACCGTACTGTTGTAACTTAGTAGTGTTACTCCATGTTTCTAATGGATCTGCTGGGTGTCTAGGCGCAAGATTGATATCCGCCTTTTCACCACAACAAGTATCACAAGCATGACTCTCGATTTCTTTTACAAAATCCATCAACTGTACCTGTTCACCATAACCAATATTGAAGATCGAGTTCGATTCTATATTCGATTGCATATTCAAAACAAGAGTTATCCCATCAAGAATGTCATCGATATAAGTAAAGTCTCGCTTCATATCCCCATAATTATACACGTTTATTTGCTTTTTGTCAAGCATTTTCTTTGTAAAGTCAAACAGTGCCATATCTGGTCGTCCCCACGGCCCGTAGACGGTAAAGAAACGGAGACCGATATTTTGAACGCCAGATATGGCAAACTGAATCTCGTTGGTATACTTGGTGTACGCATAGGCATTACGTTGTTTGCCTGTGGTTAGATCTTCTGTCCACCCATCTTCTGGAATAGGAGTGTCTCCGTATACCGAAGATGTTGATGCATAGATGACATTGATATCTTTACCCTTTATCAGATCAATTAAGGTCTGAGTTCCATCAATATTATTTGCATGATATTTAGATTCGTTACCAAAAGAATCTCGTGTACCAGCATAAGCAGCAAGGTGGATAATCTGTTCTGGTTGGAACGAATTTATAATCTCACCCAACCGTTGACTATCCCTGAGATCACACACCTGTATATCCAACTTAAAGTGTTGGGTTCGATCCACCTTTAGTTTTGGGTCATATAGATGGTCATTATAATTATCGACACCCAAGACTTTATGACCTTCGTCCCTAAGTCTATTCATTAATTGCGAACCGATGAAACCAGCTGCACCTGTGATTAAAATTTTCATTATACCGTCCTATCCGTTTCTATAAACATATTCTAACGCCCTGTCCGCTTCTTTTGCTAGGGGTCGATTCTCGTACCAGTTGCCAGATTCCGCATCAAACTGTTTACACATTTCTGCGATTTGCGTGGCAGTGATTGGATACCCTTTACTTATAGCATGTCCAGCTATCGCAACCATGATCTGATACATCTTGTGATACCACCCTGTGCCAGTTATGGCACGGTATTCTACACCCAGTCGTTTGGGGAAGAACGGACAATCGTGGTAACTTGACCAACTGTAGTTGGTATTGTCCATTTGATTCTTACGGTGTTCTATCACCGCCTTCTGCATCTCGTCAGGCAATCTGTCTAGGAAACTATTACCAGACTTAACTTCGTACTTATGACGGGCCATAAGTTCGTCAGTATTAATAGACTCGCCATTATGAGTAAAATAAAAGTTATTTGCATTAGGATAATCCGCAGGAACGTAATACATTCTAGCGAGATCTTTAGTCTGTGGATCTCCGATGTCTCCAAGTTCTTTATTGAGTGCGAACCAGAAGTGTTTGATTCTATCTTGCGGTATAGAGTTGTCAAGATCGAATACAAGTCTGAACTTCGGTTGAGCATCTGACGAACTAGCAGTGCTGTAACAAATAAAACTCCAACGACCAAACCGATCAACCAACTCATTTTGAATACCCCTTATAGTGTTATCACGAAACTCATAGTCATCAACATCAACAGCACACCAATTGCCCCAATGAGTAACAGATTTATTACTACGTGTAGTACCTTCCTGAAACACAGCAGGAGTAATAAGAGGACTAGAGTTTCTACCACCTTTCTCACCTTTTTGATTAGACAGCCCAAACAACAACTCATCGAAATCTGTCCAAGTATCTACAGAGACGGTTCGATGGGTCTTGTTGTCAAACTGATTTTTAAATATAGTTAATTCGTACATGGGTTCCATTATACCATACCATCATATAGTTTGTCAAGCATTATCCGAAGAAGTCTTCCAGACTCGCCTTGGGTTCATCTTCCCAACCGACCGCATCTAGAATCGGGGTCAGTGGATCTAGGAATGTTTTGTTGAACATTTTGTCGTAGTCTATGTATGGATGCAGATCCAATTCCTTGGGTAGGTTGAGTGGATACGAGATCACGTTCTCACGCAGATGGTTAGGCATCTTGAGGTAAACAAACTTGACCTTCGATCCGTTCTTGATTAGTTCGTACCTTTTACTTAGACCTTTACTAACTACCGCATCGTTGTACATCAACGCACCACGCACATGGATCGGTGTGCCTTTGGTGTAGACAGTTTTCTTGTCCGACCACTTGACCACGTCCGAGACCCCACGTGGAAACGAGATATCTTCGGGAGACATCTTCTTGAACTCCGACTTGAAGTCAGAGATATATTGTTGTGTCTCTAACTCAGTACCGTTAACGATCACACCGAAGACTTCTTTGAACCGTTCACGCACAACCTGTGGAGTACTAGACTTGACCGCCTCGATACCCATCATCTTGAGTTTGGGTTCTGCGTACTGGACACCCTCGTTGTTATGTACGTTTAGAATGTAACGTTTCTTGGCGACCCAGATACCACGATCTGCAATTACCTCACGTTCCATCTCCATGCGATTCTCATACGCATTGGTGATCTCTGCCAGTTCCGCATACGATTCACGCAGAACTTTCTCGAAGTGTTCGTGACAGATCTTGTCTAGGAACTTGACTGGGTCTTTGGGTTTGAACTGGTCAACCAGATCAACCATCTTGATGTAGACCGAGTCAGTGTCCATCGCAATCACATAATCTTTGTCGGTCTTGAGAAGTTTCTGCATCTCATCATTAACCGCACGTTCTGCCCACTTGATCGACAACTGACCAGCCATGGTGATAGACTCTGCCACTCGTTGATCAAAGTAACGGAACCACCGATTACCTAGCGCACCATACAGAGAGTTCATAAGAATCTTGATCGACATCTGTTGGTTGTCCAACTGGGCAATCTTGTTAGTCAATTCCTTGGTCGGGTTCTTCTCGAACTCTTGTTTCGATTCCAACATTTGTTTCTTGATAATCTTACGTTCATCATAATACTGTTTAATGATGTTGGGGACGATACCTTGTTTCTCCTTAGAGAACTTAGAACCAGTCGGTGCGAGAGTATAGTCGCCTTGGTGAGTGACCTCACGGTTAAGGAACTTCTCCACCGATACGTCATTGACGAATCCGTCCAGTACAGTTTCGGGTGACATGTTGTACTGAACAATGATGTTTGGATACAGGGATGCAAGGTCAAAAGATGTGACCCACTCGTGCGACCCGACCTCTGGATCTTTCACGTAACCACCCATGAAGTCAGACTTGGGACGTTCTACCTTGGGCGGACACGCAATCATTTTACGCATCAGA